TTGCTGTAGCCAAAGGTTTTCTGAGTGAAGCCAGATTCTGCTCTACAGATTTGCCTTGATTTTTCACTGACCTTTTCCAAGGGAGTCTGAAATTCATCAAGTATCTCCATCAGCTGACCATTGATTGTCTCAACGAGATTGCCTCCAATAGTAATAGAAGCAGAATCTATCAGACTGTGACCTAGACTATTTGTCCAACCAAAGTGTGGACCGACTAAATCTGTCTGAAAGGTGCCCGCTGCAGGAGTCAAGAGATTAAAGGAGATATCGATGAGGCTGGGGGGGCTGTAGTAAGTGCCTAGGGTCAGCCATTGACTACGCTGAGTTGCTCTGAAGGTGTAGGTGAACGACTGGCTTCCTGTAAGTGTGGTCAGAACTTGTGTTCCACTGCCATAAGCACGATCTCTTACCCAAGACATCGTGTAACCATTATCTTGAAACTGACTTATCACGTTTTGCGTAGGATTAGACGGCTGTGGTCTAGTAAATGGTAGGATGCGCTTGCTTGTTATTCCATTCAGACCTAGATCTGGTAATAAAGGATCTGCATATGTCCAGCTTATGCCATCAGGGGAGAATATGGTTACACCATTACTACTAGTATTATCTCTACCTACAGCAACAAATCTTGTTCCATTCCATGTTATGTCATTTAATATATAATTTGTTGAAGGTATTGCATTTATAGCAGGTGACCACGTTTGACCATCACTTGATCTGATTATATTATACCTATTCTCTTCTGCATCTTGCCACGAGCCCACTACTATCCATACATACCCATTCCAAGCTACACCTGTTGCACTACCACTAGTCACATTTGTAGGAGCAATAGGATCTGTCCAATTAATACCGTCTGTTGAGGTTGTTATATAGGTGGGGGTTAGACCAAATTCACCAACTGCTACCCATAAATAACCATTCCAAGCTACTGCATTTCCTGTACTTATAGCGCTGTAATTATTAATTGTTTCTAAACTTGCTATGGGTCTCATAGTCCATATTAAGTTATTAACATCAGAACAACTTACAATTTGTCCAATATAGTATTCTAGAGACCCTTCTGCTGTAACAATTGTTACATATATTCTACCAACTGCTACCCATAAGCCACCATTCCATGCTACCCCATTTAATGTAGCGCCATAACTTATACTAATCTTTGGAGGTGGTGAATTCAATATTTGTTGTAGCACAGCTGATATTGGTACTATAGGAAAGATCGGCTCTGACCAAGTTTGTCCATCAGATGAAATTATAATAGGTCCATTTATATTGTTAGCCCAATCCTTTATTTGGAATTCACCAACTGCAGTCCAGCTTGACCCATTCCATGCGATTCCATTACCAAGACCAAATTTTGCATCTGTAAAAGGTTGAATAGACCAATCAATACCGTTAGAAGAATTCATTAAAGGCTGTTGATTATAGTAAATTGCTCCAATCATATAGACCCGCGAATTAATTATAGCAATCTGTAAAAATGGCTCAACTGTGCTAACACCTTTTAAATTTGTAGGAGTAGTCCAATTTAGACCGTCTGTTGACGAACTTAAGATTCCTGTATTTGTAGTATCTGAAAAAACATTAATATTATCTGCCCAGAATGTATCATATGCGCCAGCTAACCATTTGCTAGTGTTAGGATTCCATGTCACTGTCTTTGTTGTTCCAGTGATAGCGCCATTTGGATTCACTGGCTTTGAGAAATTAATACCATATGTGAACCTAGTCACATTACCTACTGGAATTCCTAAAGGGTCATACCAATCACCTGCAACTACCCAAGTAGACCCATTCCATATTCCTGCAGATGAGCTGTTTAGATTTCCTAAATCCTCTGGAGGATTTGTTGCGGTAGTCCACGTCAGTCCATCAGTTGATGTGCAAATAGTTAGACCATTCCACTTACCCATTGCTATAAACTGTGTTCCATTCCATGCTACTGAGTTAGCTAGATTTACTGAAGACTGAGTTACACCTGGGGGGTTAAATGGTCGCTGCCAGGTCAGACCATCATTCGAATAACATAGAGTAGCATAGGTATTGTCTGTAAGAATCCATTTACCCACTGCCACATATGCCGATAGATTACCATTCAGACCGTTCCAAGCGAGACCACTAGCCAGTTGAACTTGAGCAGAGTCAACATCTTGAGGACTGGTAAATGCATTTAATGTTACTGCACCAGACCCACTATTAATATTTATATTCGCTAGACTTTGACGTATTATTGGTGGACTACTACTACTAAATGAGCCTCCAAATATATAGGTACCAGAAGTTCCAGTTGGCGTTATAGAATACCCAGTTCCATTCGTTGCACCTGTTAAGACTACAGGACTTCTAAATGAATCACCATTATTATCAGTTGAAACTGTTATATAGCCTCCAGGCCAAGATCCCACCGCAATAAATACGCCTGAATTAAAGATAATATTTTGCCCGTATCCAAGTCTGAGGCTATCTGAAAATTGCCATTCGCTGAAATTCTGTGGTGATAGACCATTAGTAGAACGTACTATAGTATTTCCATTTCCACCATTAGTAGCCCTCCAATATCCAACGACTACCCAGATTGTCCCATTTGTTGCGGCCGCATTTGCCTGTGAAAATATTCTTGAAGGATCTGCTGGTATATAAGGATCATTCCATGTAATACCATCTGTTGATAATGAAATATTACCAAATACTGTTCCAGAACTGTTTAACCATTCGCCTAATAAAATATAGGAGTTTTCTGTAGGCGCGTATGAAATTCCATATGCGTAAACTGTATTTGTATCAAGTTGGGTGGGACGTATTATAGATCCCCACTTGTAATCTAAACTAGTCCCTGAGGCCTTTGTTAAACTACCTGTGGTTGAATCATTCAGATTCCATAGGCCGCCGATTACCATATCACTCGGGCTCAGAGCAATTGTATATGCTGATCCTAAGCTTGCATTCAAGGGATTTATTGCGGCTAGCCAAGTGAAACCATCCGATGAAAATGAGATACTCTTATCTACCCAATTGCCTGCTGCGACCCAGATAGATCCAGTCCAGGCTAGATCATTTGTTATATTTGTTCCTGATGATCCAGCAGGGTCTGTTGGAAATGTCCACGTTGTTCCACCATTAGAAGAGTATATTAGTGAGCCGAGATAATTCGTATTACCAGGTAACTGAAAGAATTGCCCACCTATTACAATCTGAGACCCGTTTACAGATATGCAGGTCGCTTTGCCTGATTGGATTAATGGTAGCTGAGTTTCATTAACTACAGGTGTTAGATCGTCATTTAATCTAGGTCCAATAATATAGTTTGTAAAATATGAAATATCAGATATAGCTACAGAAACATAGCTATTATAAAATGTAATTGTACCAGTACTATAATTTGACAAGTTTGCTGCAGCAGTAATAGCTGTATCAAATTTAAGTTTTACTGGATACCATATCGTATTTGAAGATACTATAGGCCAGACTAAAGCATTTCCTAAAGGATCTTGTTGAGTTGCAGTAGCAACGGCAGAACATAATTGTTGTGAAGCAGGGTAAAATAATGAATACAATCGTAATAACTCAGTTATTCTTAATTGGAAGTCAGTTATATAAGATACCACATTGTTAATTAGAGATGTTAGACTTGTAAGGTTATTTTGTGATAAAAAATTTGTTATATTTGCAAATTGTGCGGCTATATTTTGAGGAGGACTATTAATAGTATCTACAAATTGCTGTAAAGCAATTAACATATTAGAATATCCTACTATTAATGATTCCAGAGATCCAGAAACGAAATTTAAACTAGTATTGTATGTATTAAGTCTGGATGGTATAGTACTTGATGTCAATGCTATCAGGAAGTTATTACACGCTGTATTTAAGGCTGATATATTTGGAGTTTGAAGACTAGAATCTATTTGAGAAATATAAGTTGATGCGATTTGACTTATATCACTATCAATTAATTCAAATGTATTTAATAAATTTAAACCTGTAGTTGAATTTATCCAATCTATAAAAGCTGCATAAGTTGTTTCCATTGATTGTTTTGCAATAGGTCCACTCGTAAATGCTGTGGTTTGAATATATGACGGTGTAGTCCAGGTGATCCCATCTGTTGAGGTAGTTATAATACCAGTAGTCCAATCACCCACTGCAATCCAGCGGTTTTGTGAAGAACTCCATGTAACAGAAAATCCTCCTCCCAAATAATTAGTTGCTGTTGATCCAGTTGGATCAAATGCTGGAACCCAGGTCAATCCATCGTTAGAATAAGATATACTACCAGGGGGATCTGCAGTTCCAACTGCTACATATCGTGTTCCATTATATGCTATACGCCGGCATGGGTTAAATCCAGGCTGTATCAATGTCTCTGTAGTATTTTCTATGATAATGCTTTTGAAACTTGTAGTATATCTTCCTACTGCTATATACTGAGAGCCATTATAAGCTAAAGAAGACATCGTGCAAGTATTTAAATTAGAAATTCCAGGCGATTTTTGCCAGATTGTACCATTATATGAGTACATAAACGTAATATTATCACCTTCTGGCATTGGAAAACAAGCAACTATGAAGGTATCTGTATTTAGAAAAGCTAATTGCGGATTTGCTAGTGCTACATCCGTCATAATAAACGTGAAAACTGCATCTGTAGCACTAGTGTCAGGGGGTAAGCTAAATGTTATAGTGTATGTACCGTCTACATTCAGATCATCTAGCTGATAGCCACTGAAGTTGGCCAGGCCATAATCAGGTGAAGGGTAGATTAGCGCCTTAAAAAACTTGGGAAAACTTAACCCAATAGTGGTAACATAAGCTTCTTCCTGAAACAGCTGAATCTGACTATAATTATCATTGGCCAGTCTAATTGGCTTCCTCGTGTAATATGCCTTTCTCTGGACTGTCGCGATATCTGGCATCTTAGTGACCAGATAGATACGACCTATCATCTCACCCTTCGTCGGCAGCCTGATGACAGATGACCTGCCAAAATCTGGCTTAGTATCAAAGTCGATTCTGGTCCAATTCGTCGCGTAACGCCCTGCTCTCACCATGACCGTTAAAAAAGACCCCAGGTCTGGTTGGCCCTTCGGAGGCTGTAAACGTTCATCTTGCATCCCTGTGGATACAATTTTCAATAGACTCGCGACCATCCCTATTACTTTAGCAGATTACCTTTTTCTTTAGCTGACCGATTATGCATCTTACAGAATTCTGTGGTTGGAATGACCGAATTATAACAGGCCTTACCCGATGCACAGGTTGCTGCACATAGATAGACCATAGACTCTCCCTTTCGGCGTTTATTTTGCATCCAGGCTTTGGATGACTCGTCAAAGAACTTCGCAGTGAACTCTGAGTTTCCTGTGAACTTCGTTGTGGACATCTTTGTGTACTCATCATATAAGGTATGACAAAGCTCAATTTTTAATCAATAAACAGCTTATTGCATATACCATTCTCAAAGCGCAGCCACTGAAAGGCAAAGACAAAAACTCGCACTTCCCATTCCGTATCTGCAGTTGTCTCTGTAGGAACAGGCGGCTTGACTTCCAAGACCAGTCTCAGCGTATTCAAGCGACTCGCATTAATTGAGCCTGTAGGATTGTGTTCACCTGGGGTTCTTGCAAACGAGTAGCCATAGATAAATGAGTTATAAGGTGTCCTACCCCCCTTGTGTACCCTAGAGATATGAGATCTGAACCAGGCCTCGTCTTGGCTCACAATATCCATACCATTTCCCTGAAGCTTGGCTGATATGAGTAAGGGTTCTAGGGGTGAGAAAACCGGGTCATAGTCTTTCTCTAAGACTGCCGAATAGTTGACCCAATCATTATTCACAGTTATGGCTGCCTTCCTCCTCAAGAACCACACAATTTCCTCAATCGGCTGATTAGCTTCTAGAGGCAATTGAACCGTGATAGAATCTGAGCCTGACTTGTTCACCACATACTTGAGAGGCTCCGTGAAATCAAACTGCTGAATTTCCCTGAACGGACGTTCAAAAGGTTGCCGTAATAGGGCTTCACGGTAAGGGCCGTCCAAGAAGATACCATGAGTCAAGAGTTGAATATGTCTCATCTTCGGAGGCACTTTGATTGCAGGAATTGTCAGAGCAATCCTACCACGATTTGGAAATCTCAGATCATACAAGTGCGATGGCTTGTTCAGTATAGTATCATTACAGTCAGCCCTCATCCCAGAATTCGATCTCACAACTTCTGAGAATGCCTTAAATGTTACTCTCACTCTCACCGTCCCCTCGCGACATGAAATCAGAGGAAAGGTCGCAGTCAATCGTTCTCTTAACATAGAGAATGCTAAAGGAATGGTGATCCAAGCATCCTCAGTCGGGACCAAGGTAGCCCCAGTAAACTCCTTAACTTCATCAATAGTCTTACGTCCCAGCGTTTCTGAGCCACCCACGGAGCTATTCAAATCTGAAAAAAGCCTGCTCACCACATTCGAAGCATCACCTGTTATCTTTTCCAAGATCTGATCATCAACTTCCAATGTGGCCTCCTTGAGTAAGACAAGTCCCATGGTATTCGCATAAGTCCAGGCCGTTTTAGGATCCTGATATTCATAGAGCCCAGATCTCAGTCTCTCCCTCACTATATCAGGCAACCAATCACCCAGTCTCACTTGCACATAGAGACCCTGTAATAAATCCCCACAGGTGGTAGCATCTAAATCAAACATGAACATCTGACCAAAATCTGCAGGACCCTTGAAGGTCGACTCTCGGAAGACAGTCGAAAAAGGTATCGTACGCAGACCCTCATCACGGGTGAATCGTGATATTCCTGCATTTGTAGGAAAGAAATTATAGTCTTGATCATCCCTCGTCACTAAATCTAAGAGAGTCGTTGCACCGCCACGCGGCTGCTTTGTTCCATATCCGTCTTTTTGGTTGATGTCCATCTACTTAGCATGGTGGTGATAGTTTAGATGTTATAACGCCCATGAATTCCACTCATTTATATCCATATATGGAATTTCATCAAATACTTTCTTATATAATTTAAATGCCTCATCACACGGTAGCTTTTGGTTATCTTTCATGATGTCTGAATAATCATATTCCAAGACATTAACCAGCTCAGTTCCAGTAAAAAATTCCAAGGCCATGGCGATATCTCCACCTTCCCATTCAAAGTATAGGGTCGGTGTATCACTTGTATTATGAGGAACTAAATGCCTATTAAGTTCAATAAGTGCCTCCCTCATATCCCAATTTAAATAGCCAAAGAGCTTTGACTCATTTAGTAGTTTACCTACATCTTCAAGAGTCTCACAGCGCTCCTCATAACAATACTGTAGACGATTGAACTTGAATAAGGTCTCAGTGTCTATTGAGTCCCAATTAATCTTACAGTTTGATGCCTGCTTGCTATTACGATAAAAGCTGTATGTACCCATCTCTAATTCTAAATATAGAGCGGAACTTACTTTAGACCCGTACTCCCAAACCCTCCCTCACCACGGATAGTCTCAGGAAGAGACTCCACGTAGACCACCTTGCTGATATGACCCAGATCAGGCGCTAGGATCTGAAACAGGCGCGTGCCAGCCTCAATATGTCTCTTTGTCTGGCCTACTGAGACCAGAGGCGCCATCAGCTGGCCCCTGTATGTCTTGTCAATGATGCCACGACCATTCGCCATCATGAACCCAGACTTGTAAATGGAAGACCTAGGCTCCAGAGTGAAATGTGAGTCCTCCAGAATGGTGATGTCAGGGTCATGAGCAGTCTCCTTCGTCATCCTTGCCTTTACACCGAGAGGCACCAGGCCTGCATCATCTAGAGGAATCTGATCATAGACCACCTTCAGATCGTAGCCTGCATTGTCTGCTGAAGGAGTCTCTACAGTGCCTACAGGAGGGTAGAAGATCTTGCCCTGCTCAGTCACTAGAAGCTCAAGAGTATAAGTAATGCGAGACATCTTGGGGGTATGATGATCAACATGATGTACGCTAGCTCAATTTTTTCGACGATGTAGTAAAAATTGAGCTTTAACTTGAACCTAGGTAAATCACATGTACTCATTCTCTGGTATACTTAATGCATCTGACCCCATCTGCTGTTACAATAGAAAGGGGTCTCCAGTGCAAGTACGATTCGTAGATACCGTCATCTATTCAATCTATACTTCCTTCTTCTTCTGCCTCTTTACTTATTTCAAATATACGACAGGTATGTATCTCTGTGGGACACTTCTGACTATTTACATCAGCAATCTTTACATCTTACATGACATTATCAATGATACTACGATATCTAATCTTGATACTTCTATGGCATCTACAGAGATGAGTGATTCTGACACTTCGATTTCTGAGATTTCTGAGACTTCAGAGACTCAAGATATTTCAGCTGAGGTCGACATTTATTCCGAGGACAATTCTGACTTTGACGATGAGATCAAGGAGTTTGTAAAAGAGGTTGCTCAAGAGTACAAGGAAAAGAATGCAAATGAAAGGGAAGCAGAGTTGAGAGCAGATATTGCAGATCAACGTGAATATAATGAGGATTAATTAGCAAAAAATAAAGTCCCTCTCTGATCCTCAACTCTATAAATACCCCAACCAATCGTCGTTGCCCTCATTAATACTCTTTTTTTACCAGTCGATGTCGGCAAAGTATCTTGAATATCAAACCACAAGGTCGGTTTATCCGCAGTAGAAAAGTTCAAGGTCCCACTAGGCTTTCTCCTCTCAGGCCTATAACCAAATCCTGGACCATAGGTGAATGAGATCCAAGATAAAGGTATTCCTGGGCATTTCTCACATTTCGTAAAGGCTGATAATCCGCTCCAGACCTCAGAGGTCCACTGACTTTCTCTGTCCTTAGAAGCTACCAAGAGTTTCAAGACATTGTAATAGCCCGTCGATCCAGGCAAGGGATTGGTCTGATTCCATAATTGATTTCTCTCAGCGTAATAATCTGATTGAAAGGTGATCAAGATTCCCTCAGCAGGATGACGACCATCGATACGCTTGGTAATTAGAGATTGCTGACCTTTCTCAACTGCACTATAATCTGCCTTATCAAGACTCAGAGCATTCTCAAAAGGTCTCAGAAAGGGAATCTGAGTCGGTGTCTTATTTAACAAGACCTGAATGTCCTGGCGTACATATTTCTGAGTTGTCTCCAAGGTGATCAGAGGCTTCCCAATGTTTTCTCTAGTCAAGGGATGAATATGAGTCTGGGCACCATTCTTATCTGTTAGAGTGAGATCTGACCTGGCCCAGGGGGTGGGCTTGATATCACCTGCCGAACTTTCCACCAAATCTTCCAGCCGTCGAATCTGAGCACGAATTCTGTATTTCTGACCCGGAAGTGCAACAAAGGGCAGACCCCCATCATCTGGATGACTACAGCCAATCAAAGGAAGTCTGAGCTTCAATTTACCAGGAGTCGCATTTCTCTGAATATCTAGAGGAGATCCAGTGTGAGATCCGAACTCCTTCAGTGCTAGTGCCTCCTGATTCAAGGTTGACTGTAAATGTGTCCACGAATACAAGAAATCTCCAGAAAATTCCTGTAAGAGAAGCTGGTCCTGGTAGAATTGGATCTTTTCAAATAAGAAGGCTCCTATACCCATGGTGTAACCATATCTGGTTCCATTAGCATCTGCGATCACATGGTTTTTATTGAGAGGCGCAACGGCGATAGGGAGCCAGGATGGCAGTTCGATAAGAAACGAAGCTGCCACTAAGACGTCACCGAAGGGATCCATTTCCCATTCGACGCTGCGACCGAAATCAATCATATTGAATGGCTGAGTCAGCCTGGTCTCCTCCAAGCAAGCAGGCCAGGTGTCCATGTTGTAAGAAAAAGGTACAATGGCATCTTTATCAGAACTCATGAAAAACTTGTCTTTTTCACCACGGGCAACTAATTCAAATAGCCCTCCTTCGGAAGACGTATTGGGTCGGTCCATCTTCCTCTAAAAGTATGAAGGTGTAAAAATGAACTAGTATGCGCATCATACTAAACTACATGCGCCTCATCATTGTAGAATCACCTGCCAAATGCTCCAAGATCCAAGGGTTCTTAGGGCCTGGTAATAAGGTTATCGCCTCGATGGGGCATATCAGAGCTCTGGCTCACACTCTAGATGCGGTCGGTATTGAGAAGAATTTCGACCCCACCTATGAATTCATGAAGGAAAAGTCCAAGGCTATTGCTATGCTAAAAGATGCTGCGAAGGGTGCGACCAGCGTTGTACTATGTGCAGATGATGACCGTGAAGGAGAGGCTATTGCCTACAGTATCGCTCTCCTGCTGAAACTCAATCCCCTGACGAATCCACGTGCAGCATTTCGCGAGATCACAAAGAATGCTGTCTTAGACGCTTTACAGGCGCCTAGGACCATTGATATGAACAGGGTCAATTCCCAGCAGGCTCGTGCAATGCTAGATATGATGGTGGGCTTTACCATTTCACCCTTACTATGGAAGCACGTGGGCGGCATGGCTGCTCTGTCTGCTGGGAGATGCCAGACACCTGCTCTGAGGATGGTCTGTGATGTAGAATCCGTAATCGAGTCATTCAAGAGTGAGGCTTCTTGGTCTCTAACAGGGACTTTTACAAGCGCAGCTGGCGTAGCTGGCGTAGCTGCAAGCGCTAAATGGCCTGCAGCCATGATTGACTCACTCAGTGACGAAGAATCTGCTCTGAATTACCTAGAAAATCACCATACCGAGCCTGGAGCCACGGTAAAGTCTAATACAGTAAAGCCGTGGACAGAATCACCTCCGCAGCCTCTCATGACGAGTACTCTCCAGCAACAGGCTAGCAATCTCTATCATCTCTCAACCAAGAGAACCATGCAGATTGCCCAGAAACTCTATGAGGCTGGTCACATCACCTACATGAGAACTGACCAGACCACCATGAGCAAGGAGGCAGTTGAAGACGCCAGAAAGGTGGTCGAGTCCAAGTGGGGCAAGACCTATCTTGGAGTTAACATCAAAGAAGCAGCAAAGAAGAAAGAAGTACAAGCCCAAGAGGCACATGAGGCCATCAGGCCCACACACTTTGAACAGAGTAAACTCCCTGATGCTGAGGACTGGGGAATTCAAGACTACAAGGTCTACCGGCTAATCTGGCTAAGGGCCATTCAGTCCACCATGGCTCCGGCAAAGGGAGATGCCTGTGAGGTTGTCTTAGAATTGGATGGAGATGAAGATCTTCCCTGGCAGGCAAAGTGGAGGAGAACTAACTTTCCCGGATGGAAGGTTGCCGATGAGAAGGAGACGGATACAAAGAAGGCTGAGAACGGGGATCAGGAAGAAGATTCAGCTGAACTCAGCGGCGAAGCCGCCTGGAAGATCTCTGAAAGTCTGAAGGCGGGGACCAAGGTCAAATGGACTTCCTTGACTGCAAATCCCAAAGAGTCCAAACCCCGGGGCCGTTATACGGAGGCAACCTTGGTCCGAGATTTGGAGAAGAAGGGAATTGGCCGTCCTTCCACTTTCGCTTCTCTCATTTCCACCATTATTGAGAAGACCTATGTGGAAATTCAAGATATCCCAGCCCAGATCCAAAAGTCTAAGACTTTCAGTCTGACATCTCTTTCTCAGTGGCCTCCCAAGGAAGAAGAGTTCATTCTGAAAAAGGGCGGTGAGAAGGCGAGAATGGTTCCAACACCTCTTGGCAAAACAGTTATGGAATTCACATTGAAACATTTCCCAGATCTCTTTGCCTACGAGTTCACCGCGGGGATGGAGAAGCGTTTAGATAAAGTGGCGGAAGGGACTGAACAGTGGAAGACAGTTTTGCAGGATACTTGGAATTCGTACAAGGATAGGATCTCGGAGTTGAAGAGTTCTCCTGCAAGCGGGGCTAAAGCTGCCGGAGGAAACGCAAAAAGCCGGGAGTTTAGTAATAAGTTGAAGGCTGTTCTAACAGCCAAGGGACCACTTCTGCTCAAGGAAGGAGCAACCAAGGAGGAGACAGTCTTTTATGGATGGCCTTTGACAGTTCCCAAGAAGGGTATTCATGAGATCACAGAGGATGAAGTCAACGCTTTTATTGCATCCGTCACGTCACAGAAGCAAGGAGATTCTATGGGTGAATGGAATGGTCATGAGATCTACAAGAAGAAGGGTCCCTATGGCTTCTATGCTGAGTGGAATGGGACAAGAGTGAATCTTGCTGAGGCTGATGACATAGATGCCGTAATAGCCAAGATTAAGGCGAAGCAGGAGGGTCCTCAACCTAGAACCCTAGGACCCTTTCAAATTAGAACTGGACCTTATGGACCTTACCTGATGAAGGTGGGTGCAGCAGCTAACGTTAGCACTAAAGGTGCTGCGAAAGCAAAGCCCCAGTATGTTAGTATTCCTAAGGAGACTAACATAGAGGAGTTGACAGCTCAACAAGCCGGTGAGATCTTTGAGGCTGGTCTCAAGGCTAAAGTTACAGCGGCAGCGGCAGGTAAGAAGAAGTTCCACAAGAAGTAAATTTACATCTTCTGCCACAGACGGTCACCAGGGCGCATGGGAGAATATCCAGCAGCTCCAGCTCCTTCCACCATCTTGTATAGAGTACCATTCAAGGAGACCTTATCTCCAATTCTATATATTACAGAATCACTGTAAGCCTTGGCCCAGAGTTTATCACCTGGTCTATCGGGAGGATATCCAGGAGCACCTGCACCTTCCACCATGGTAAAAGACTCTCCCTTGTACCTGACTTTGTCACCGACCTTGTAGGTAACATTATTGTCGTAGAGGGCTTGCCAGAGTTTATCACCTGGCCTCAGAGGTGGATATCCAGGTGCTCCAGCACCTTCCACCATCTCATACATAACCCCATTGAAGGAAATCACGGTTCCGGGAGAATATGTTACAGAATTATCGTACATCCTTACTGCTTTTGAAATATCAGGGCTGAACCCATCGATATTACGCACAATAAGGAATACAGCACCTACGACAACAATTGCAACTAAAAGAGGCTTTATCAGTGGACCAGATAAACTGAGCTTTTTTGCCATTCTATATTCACTGGCCATTTTAGATATGGAGCCTTGGGAATATACTCCAGTGCATGATCGAAAAGTTGTGATGAAACTCGATAGAACCCCTGCTGATATTTATATTTGGCCGAGATTTAGAGATAAAAAAAATGGTCAAGTGACATATGATTATCCTGGCGAATTACCAGAGGGTATACATCGTTGCTTTGACCATGAAGGTAACCCTATTTATAAGAAATACGATACAGATAAGAAATTTATTGAGACTGTTGTATTAACTGGGCAATATGATATGCAAAATCCTATACCAACTACTGAACCAGATTATCATCTACCAACAAATTGGCTTAGTAGAAAAACTACAAAGGGAGTTAGTTCTTATTTTATTAAACAAGGTGATAAAGAACAATTTGCTGCACCTGGTGTAGTTCCTGAAGGATTTAGAATGAGGTTTAATCATGATGGGGTTATCATGTATCAAGGATCTAAAGAACTTTTAAATAAGGTTTTTACAAGTTTGAAAGGACCTGTAGGGTGGGAATGGCCTGGTACAAGCGTAGCTGCAAGCGTAGCTGCAAGCGGGGCTACAAGTGGAGCTGCAAGCGCAAGTGGAGCTGCAAGTGGAAGTACAAGTAGAGCTGCAAGACCTGCTGCAGGTGCAAGCGTAGCTACAAGTGCAGCTGCAAGACCTGCTGCAGGTGCAAGTGGAGGTACAAGTGCAGGTGCAAGTGCAGCTGCAGGCACAGCTGCAAGTGTACCTCTAGATGAAACAGAAGCTCAATTTGACGATCGTATTAAATTAACTGGAGTAAGAGGGTTTAATAATTTGAGTACTTTAGAAGATTTACAAGCATGGGTAAAATACTATTGCACAGATTGCACAGAAGCTAGCCCAGTTAAAGCTAAAACACGAGTAGAAACCCTTGAAGAAAAATTTTTTGAGATAGATGATTATATACATGGTGGAAAACCAGATAATATTCTTGAAAAAAGACTAAAAGATTTTGCTAAAGTCGATAATTATTTTACAACAGAACCATTTATTAACTATAAAAAAACTACAACTTTGTCAAACTATAAGATATTATCTACTAGTGGTGGTAGGGGTAATGATTGTCTTATTATATCATTTTTAGGAGCAACCTGTCCATATTATAATCGTTTAGAAGATAGCAAAAAGTATGCTTTAGCAAATTATTACAGAAGAATATATTTAGTTAATTCTGGTGATTTTAAAGACAAAATAAGTACAATTAATGATACTGTGTTTAATGAAACAAACGGTAAAGGATTTCTAGGAAATGAAGTAGCCGGATATCTTGGAAATAAATATAGACTAAATATTTATTCATTTGAAGGTATTAAAACAGGTATCCAAGAAGGTACTCTAGTTTTAATGGCACCTAGTATAAGTGATAGTGAGACTAAACCAATAACAGATAGTTCAATTATTATATTTAATATTGGCGGTGGTCATTTTGAAGCAGTTTATAAAGATAATATATTAAATATGATATTTCCTGATACAGAGATAAAAGAACTTAAAAATAAAATTATAACAGATGAATTTCCATTTATAGGAGGAAATGAAATTGTAAAATCTCCTGTAATAATAAATGGAACACTGGTATTTATAAGAGGTAAGCCAGGAAAAACATATAGTATAATTGGTCATGAATATAGCAATAATTCCGCTATTAAAAATGCAAAACCAAGCTTATATTTTTTTGTAAAAGATAATGATGAAACTGATAAAACACCATACTATGTTAAGGAAAATGATGTTAGTGAAGATGACCCATTTACCGACTCTGAAAGGACTGATATATTAATGATAGATAAACCAGCAGACCTTACAACAGGTATACCTGGAACTGCAGCTGCAGCTGCAGCTGGATCTGCAGCTGGATCTGGATCTGGCTCTACACCTCCAGCTGGATCTACAGCTGGATCTACAGCTAGATCTGCAGCTGGATCTGCAGCTTCACCTAATATTAAAATGGAAGATACACAAATAATTAATTTCACTCCAGATTTTCGTATACCAGTAGGCTCATTTATAACTAAATATCCACTATTAAAAAGTGTAGAACATAGTGGTTCAATTTATAAAAATATTACTAATGTATCATTGAAACCCGCTCTTTTTGATGGATTGGCTGCATTAGGTGGAAAGGGTGAAAAGGGAGGAGATGTTAATAATTTTGGACAACAATTAAAAAATAAATATAATAGAATAGCACATCGCTTAGTACAACTAGCAATTGTACCATCAAGTTTGGCTGATGATCCTATAAAAAGTTTAAATCTTTATTATCACGGAATATTATGGCCAGGTGGTAATGTATCAGCTAAAAATACAGACAAACAAAAAGGATTATATATAAAAATATTCGATGACGATGGAGTTATAGATTGCCCTAACAGTAAAGATAAGCCTAATTTTCTTCAAAAAGATTCATTTGTTTTTTCTGAAATGCACTATCATGAGGATCCTGCAGCAGCTGGTGGAACACTAAGCGATGATGAAATTATGGAGTCACTACGACTAGAAAATCCGGGCGCAAATGAGGAATCAATAAAAGCACTATTAGATGTAGTGAAAAAGGAACAAGAAGCTGCCAAAACAGGAAAAAATAGTGGTAAGATTTTAATAGGGGATCAAAACGGTGGTAAATTCTGTATTGATACAGCCGGTAAAAATTATATCTCAGGAATTGCAATAGCAACAAATAAAGAAATGGATTATTTGATAATAACAATTATTATAATAGATACACAGACAAAAGATGTTACAGGACTGAAGACAGATGAAGACATTTTTAGAAATTATCCTAAAATTGGTGAGTTAATTAATAAATATTTTACGGTAGTTGAGGGTGGAGCTGCAGTTGCAGCCGCGAGTAGTGGAATTCCACCTAGTTCATCATCATCATCATCATCATCATCATCATCATCATCATCATCATCATCATCATCATCTTTACCATTAGCTGGAGCTGGAGGTGGAGGCACTGACTTAACTGCAAGTCATCATATAATACAAGGAAATATTAATCAATATACACCTTTAGGTAAGAATGGTAAGGAAGAAATCGGGGGAACCCCAGCTGGACCATCTTCTTGCACATATAATTCTATTATTGCTGCAAAGTACTTATTAGAAAAACTAGGAAATAAAGTTGAGATAAAGCCCGAAGATATAACACAAATAGTAAAAGAGGGTATTAATGAATATAAAAAAGATGGATCTCCAGATCATACAGATCCTGGAGAATTACTTTTAGATGAAGGTAAAGGACTAGGAAATATCTTTAATAAATTTGATGCAATCCCTATTGCTTCTGATACTTCAAAAGCTGGGTGGTATAATACATTAATAAAAGATGCATATGAAAAAGTTTCTAAGGAGGGCGATAAAACAAAATGGACTGCACTAATATTTACATTACCACCTCAAACAGTTTGTTTAATAATACCACCAGAAAACTCAGGGGATAACTTTATGTTATTTGATTCTCATCCACGGAGAACTGAATTTAATATAGCTAATGCATATTTAATGATTGATACTAAAGAAAATATAAATACAGATTTATTAAAAATATCTATAAGGGAGCCTTCAGAAGGACATGATGCTAATGCAAATATATTACAGTTACCTTCACCTGCAGCAGCCGCAGGTGCTCCTAGAAGACCTGATGATATTAGAAAAGAAATGGAACAAATATTAGAAACTAAGGTTAAAATAGGCGGAAAATACTATACTTGGGAAGATATTAAGAATAAAGGAAGTGGTCCTTGGGCACTCGCTGCAGATAGAATTATTGATGGATTTGATACAAACTCTAGTGTATTTAAAAAGGGTCAGGTATCATATGATAAAGGTCATATAAGATTTATTGAAAAAGATGTATTACCAATATTAATAGTAGGCAATCCTGCTACAATAAAGCCAGTATTTGGCCAACTTCCTATAGATCTAACTCCTAAAGAAAAACAATTTATACTAGACAAAACGATACGTACTGTAGAATTAATGAAAGAATATGATGAAGCAGTTAAAACTTCGGCTACTCCAGCTGCTACTACATCTGGATCTTTACTTCTAGGTGGAGGTAGCGGTACTGGAGGTCCATCTAGCTCATCTAGTTCATCTAGTTCATCTAGCTCATCTAGCTCAGCTGCAGCCCCAAGTGGCCCTCTTCCCCCTGTTACTATAATTATGCGACATGGTGAAAGAAAAGATAGTGATCCTCAATGGGTAATAGATGAAGAAAAGAAAGGGTCATTTGCAAGATTATATGACCCCCCTTTATTAAATAATAAATGTACATATGAATCTGCAGACTTTTTTATTCGTAATTTCTCTAAAATTACAAAAATTGTAACTTCACCATTTTATCGTTGTTTTCAAACTGCTCTAGCAGTAGCAGATAGACATAGTATATATGATATATATATTAATTATAATTTAGGTGAAGAATATAATGAATTTGATACATTTTTTGATCCTAGTGGATTACAATTTTCACTACGGGAAGACGATATTGATGGTAAATTTAAAAGTATAGCACAAGATGAATTTACTACTAGAAGTGGTGGTAGTCGACGTGTGAATATATATACTTCAAATCGTGGTGATATTAAATGGAATATTAATACTGACAAACTTGAAAATAAAAGTTATGATAAAAATTCTTTAGAACGTATACGATCTGCAATAAGACGTGAAAGAGAACAATATCAATTGGAAAATGGAAGTAATCCTAAAGGTAGTTTATTAATTGTAACTCATGGAGGTTTCACAACGGCAATACTAACTGGTAAAGGAATCACGAACTTGGGTTCTCAATTTCCAAAATATCCAAAATACGTTGCAAATGTTTGTGGATTTTTATATGTAGATAATAATAATAATACAAGGGTTGGAAACAATATTGAAGGCTTCACTTATGGAACGGATATTCCAGAAGATGAAATACGAAAAGATGTTTTTGGTCCAGTTACAGCTAGTAGTGCAGGCGGATCACGACCATCTAAAAAATCCAGATCCAAAAAGACAAAACTATCTAAGCGGCGATCTCGCCGAGCCAACGTGAAATAGCTTCAGCGAACTCATCAGGCAACTTTGTTGTCAACCCATCTGACCAAATATAAATACGGTCTATGTGCTCATTGTAATTAATGCGATTTCCTTGTCTCGAACTCACTCTTAATTCTCTGATCGTAATTTTTCCAATAGCATCTCTCGCGAGACCCTCAGTCCGTCGTATATCTTCAGTATTAATACTGTAAATCTTACATGCGTTCAATCCAAAATTAGTATTAATCTTGGATTGAAGGGATTTCTCATTCTGTAATAAGTAGTCGAGGGTGAGCATTCTATATCATAGACTCGAGATCAATTTAAGTCTACATCTCTCACTGTATCAAAATACGAGCCATAGACTGACCCCCCAGATCTTAAGAACCTCTCCTTGGATTCTTGATGTTTGAGTTTTACCTTAAGATCATCCAGTTCTGCCCTGATCTCCTTATCCTCCTGGGGAGTCAACTTAGTAGTTAGTAGAACAGTCAGCTTCATGATACTCTCCCTTAACATCTTATCTAAATATATGAGATACTTCTTAAATCCCTTGTAAAAAATTGAACTTTATCTACCGGGTTTAATAGATACCCAAAATGGCAAAGAAGTTTGTGTTGAAAAAGACTGTAGCAGTACCAGAGGTACCTGTAGTGACAGTACCAGAGGTACCAGAGGCACCAGAGGCACCAGAGGCGCCTGTAGTTGTCAAAAAGCCTAAGGTATTCAAGTTGAAGAAAGCACCAGTAGCAGTACCAGAGCCATTACCAGAGCCAGTAGCTGCACAAGTAAAAGGACCAAAGAAGGTATTCACTCTCAGTAAAAAGCTTCCCATACCCACCTTCACCGAACCTCTCACCAAGGCCATGGAGGCATTCGAGGCTCTACGAGAATACTATGAATCACGTAATGAGACTATACCCCAAGCCGATATCAAGTGGATTCATGAGGAGCTGGAGCAAGAGAAGAAGGCCGATAAAGAATTCTGGGATGACTGTCCCGTGACAAAGGCTCATCTCGATGCAATCTGTCGCGGTGCTACTCAAGATGAACTCGAGGTCGCCGTTGCCAAGGCCCAGATCGAGGAAAAAAAGAGACCCATCAAGGATACTGATCTCGGGCCTATGCCCGCCTATGGGACACAAGAATTCTGGATCTGGTGTCACAAGCGCAAGCAAATTAGGCTACAGAAGGAGGCTGCTATTATAGCGGCTGGGGGCACTGTTCCTGAGGTGAAGCCTAAGAAGCCAAGAGTGAAAAAGGTCGACAAGGTTGAAAACGTAGTAAAGGACTAGTGGGTGTGGTACAAGTCAGACAATCTTTTTTCCTCAGACTCAGCCTCAGCCAAGTCACATCTGGCCTTACAGAGTTTTCCGTAGGCAATGATCCAATCAATTCTTCTGGCAGATTCCACTCTCTGTTCAGCGACATACCTCACCATTTCCTTTGAAGGCCCTGCAGAACTTGCAGAATATGTAGAATTCATATTCTTATAGAGAATCTTGTCAATTTCTGTCATACTAGGTATAGGATTACTGGTCAGCTCAGTCTCCAAGGCACCCAGAGACTCCAATAAAGACTTCATCACCTCATCGGGTAAAGAGAGTTCTGTGATCTTTTGCTTAAGATCGTAGAACGCCATACTCATTTTATCTAGACGCCTGTGTCATTTTTAGCACTTGTGTCTTAATAGTAGCCAAGATAGGTGCCTAATTCCTTGATAGCATCGGGCATGAATCCCTTAGGGTCTCTTGGAGATGAGGATTCAGGCTTCTTACAAGGTATACAGACTGTACGTGCAATATCATAAGTATCAGACCAGACTGACATGAAATCATTATTTGCTGCATTGGTCTCAGAATCTGACAGGTTGTAAGATGTACACAGCTTATCTAAGAGTGTCAGACCACGATCCTTCCATGTATCAAATATAATATCCAGATCTCTGGGAGGCAGAGAGTAAGCGAAGCAGCGTCCCACCGTATCACCAATATACTCTCTGTCGTGAGCAGTCACAAAGGGTAGATTCAGAGTTGATCTCACCACCCTGTTCGTGCTCATCAGATCGTGTTTCATGCAACAGAGTTTAGACAAGATGACCTTGAACTCAGTCAGATCTGCCTCACCCTCTTCCGTAGTGGAAGTCTTACTAGAAAAAAGTTCAGACAGGCTGACAGCATAGGATGACTCCTGTCCACAGGGAATGTTAGAAACACCTCTTGACGGTCCCTGAAAGCCCTCTTTCTTAGCCCAACTGCCGGATGCTATAGTATTGGGATTCATTACAAAGATGTAGGCCACCACTGCAACGGCTATAGCAGCCAGAAGAGAAATCAAAAAATAGAGTGTGCTAGATCCTGGATTTACTGGAATTGTAGGCTGCTCCATCTGGTGGTACCTTAGATTTCATCTTGGATTGCATCTTCGATTGTATCAGTATGCCTGAGATGAACTGACAGCTTCTCGAATGTATTAGCCAAGTCCTTCTTTGCAAACACCTTGTCCATCATGAATTGGTCAATGTTGAACGCTGCCTCCGTCTCCAGATGAAGCATGTAGATCTTGACGACCTTCTTCTGGCCAATGCGCACAGCACGGGCCTTGGCCTGCTCCATCTCTGCCGTTGTCCACCACGGACTGACAAAGATAATGCGGTCATAGTGCTGGAGATTGAGACCCGTGCTTCCTGCCTTGAGCTGAATCAAGAACACATCCTGCTTGCCGGCCTCCGTGGGCTCCTTTGACTCCTTGAGTGCATTCTCGCGCTCCCTCATGTTCATGCCACCGTGGTACTGGAGGACCTGGTCCACAAAGTCATGTGCCTTCAAGAATGCATCCAAGAGTATCATCTCCTCATGGAATTGACAGAACACGATCCACTTGTGTCCCACACCGATCTCTGCCTCGTCACGCATCAGATGCGCAACCTCGTCAAACTTCCTGCTGACCTGGTGGAACTCTGGTCCACACCACCCGAATGCCTCCTTCTGCCTGGCCTTGATGTAGATCTGGGGATTGACACTGACTTGCCTCAACCTGAGCAAGATGGCAAACATGGCCAACTGGTAACTGGCACCCTTCAGAGCCTTGGCATTTCGCCACTTGCTCTCCTCATCTGCGTGGATCCCAGTGTACAAGACCTCCTCATCCTTGTTGGTGAACTCCAGCCGGATCGTCTCCTCAATGGGCGTTGGTGGGACAATGTCCTCAATGCACTCAATCAGCTGCCTGGAGAGGTAGAGGTTCCTGGACCACTCCTCGTACTTTGGCTGCCACTTCTTGCCGGAATCCACTGGGCAACCGATGAATTTAAGATAGGTCGTCACGTCGTCCATGCTGTTGGTGATTGGTGTGCCTGTAAGAGCCCACTTGTGCTTGACACCCTTGGCGATCTTGAGAACCTCCTCGGCCTTCTTGGTTGAGGCATTGCGAATAGTGTGGGCCTCGTCGAGGATCATGCGGTCATACGTGATACCCTTGCAGAGCTCGGTCTTATTCGCCACCTTGTCATAGTGCGCCAGATAGACCGACTTGCGCCCAGGGATGATGGGTGGCTGAGGAATCCAATTAGAACCCCACTGCTGGGGCAAGTACAAATTGACGTCAGCACGTCGCAACTCTGACTCCCACTGGCCACGTACTGCAAGAGGGGTGATGACGAGGGTCTTAAGGGCTGGGCTGTTCGCAATAAGACCGAGGGATTGGATGGTCTTGCCGACACCCATCTTATCACCGAGGATACCACCTCTGATAACATGCTTGGTGTCTGGAATGATGTAACCGGTCTCTTCCAACTCAAGCATCCACTCAATACCGACCTTCTGGTGGTCATGGTACTGGGCATCTTTCCAGGCGGGTGCTAGTAAAGAGGCTTGCATTGAGTTGGTACAATTCACCGGTTGCTATATGTTTTCAATTTTACACTTTTTAGAAAAAAGTGTGCAAAAACGCAGAGGGTGTAGAGGCTTTGGCGCAGTGCTAAACCTCTATCACCGTGGCCCAGTTAGGGTAAATGGTATCAGTGGGCTCTGCACAAGCAGCCATCCACATTGACGGCATGCAGACCTTGATATCCTTGCCCTGTCTGGCAAAGTAAGCTCCCCACCAAGAGAAGGTGCTGTTGGCTATAATTGCTCCTCGACTACACAGAGACATAAGATACAGAGACTTGTATTCATCCTCCTGATCGACAAAGACACAGCGTTCACTATCAACAAAGACTGGTAGGGCTCTAGCCTCATCCGGTGAATCACTGAAGACCAAGAACCTGGTATCCTCAGAGAATTCACTCATGGATCTAGCGTAATAGCCAAGGAGCGGGACCTGGTGGTGAGGCAAGATCTTATAATCTCCCAGACGCACATGTAAGAAAACCGTCTTGGCCCGCTGCTCGTTTGACTCCAGACACCACCTTTTCAGAAGACCCGCCTTATCTTCTAAACTGATAGCGTCCCAAGAGGGAATCAGAGAATCAGGCACATACTCTGCAGCCTGAAAGAACCCCTTCAGTAAGACACGCTGTGATGGATTTATAGAAGGTAGAGGCTCGTAAGCGAAACACCCCTGCTCTATAGAAATCTCTGCCTCCGCCTTCCAGATTTTCGGTATCTGGGGAAACAATTTAAAGATGGTGCTAAAGTCTCCATGCTCAGATGGTTTACAATAGGGCATAGCGAACACGAGAGGTAGGCCCCAGGCCTCAGAAGCCTGCTTTGCCGCTGCCAACTGGAATAGACGATTACCGAGACCACACTGTAACTTCGCGGCGACCCAGAGTTCCATATTCATAAGGTAAAGTTGAACCGGCGATTTAACCCGGGAATTGTACCAAGCGTACATATGGCCTTTCCGAGAGCTTTCCAAAGTTATGTACCAAGAACACATTGTATTGATTCCCATGTCTACGGGATTATCCTCATCTCACCCAATGACGAAATTCTCTTGGTCCAAGGAAGACAGAGTAGTAAGTGGTCCTTCCCGAAAGGGCATGGTGGCCCTCTAGAAAAGCCTCTAGAGGCTGCTATGAGAGAGTTGAAGGAGGAGACCGGCATTATTCTCGGTGACAGACTACCAGATAATGAGCGACGATTCCTATCGAACAAATCTGGTTCTGGAGGAACCTACTTTATCTTCCAGCTCGATCATTACCCCGAGGTGATCCCTGAAGATACCAGGGAGATCATGAACACCATGTGGTGCCCAAGATCAAGGTTACCGAAGATATCTGGTAACATGGATCTGACCACCTTCTGTAGACGACGATGTCATCTTGACCCTAGACTGGCGGACCCGACATTTAATTGAGTCTCTAGTATAGAAAGATGCCTGGCGAAAAAACGAGTCATTACGGGACCGTAGATTTTCTTTTTATTCTCACACTCATACAATTCTGGTGGATTGCTATCTGGGGGATAGCCTATATCATCATTGACTTCTTGGCAGGACCGTCAAAAATGATTGAGTTGTCCATCTATTTTTTGATGCTTCTTATAACAATGTATCTGGTCCACACTCAGCCAGAACTGTTAGAGAGACTTTAGAGCTCCTTTGTTTTGGCCAAGCCTCTGAAGTAGGCGTCATTGAGAGGAGTGTTCTTGATCTTGCTCACATAATGCTTCAGAGGCTGCTCATTTACGTACTGCTTGACCTCTCTGAAGACATTCATCTCTCTGATAGCCCGCTGCTCATAAAACCTTGAGAGATTGGCCATGCTCTCAAAGTCAAAGTACTCGGACTCAGGAACCTCGTCTGGCCTCTGGAGAATTTCCCTGACAGTCTCAGGGTCCTTCTTTATCGTGAACCAGCCGTCATCGTCGTACTCTGACTTTGGGCCCTTGTCCTGATTCTCCTTCTCCTTCTCTAGGCGTTGCTTCTCCAGAGATGCATTGATGGTGGCCTTGAAGTCCACCTTCTGTGCTTTAGCCTTAGCTACAGCTGTAGAGGCCTGAATTGCTTGACCCATGGACGGAAAGTTTGACTCGTCCATCTTGGGCTGTACATGCTCCTTTATGGAGCCTCTCAGATGAGGGGCCAAATAGGCAACCTTGGCCTTGCTGCCGGTGTCGACGATGTCCGCCATGCGAATAGGAGCTAGCTTCAGGGTGGCCATTCTCATAAGTAATATATCTATGAAGGCCGGCGAATTCAATTTTTCCAATAAAAAATGGTTTATTGTTATACTGTACAGAGAATTCTAGGATGCTTGCTTAGACCAGGTTAGGCTCCTCGGCATCCTCGTTGATATCACCGTCTGGCATCAGCTCGCCAGCATAGGGGCCACGCTGACCCTTCTTGCTGAACCAGAGATCACTGCTGACCCAGTCAATGCTGCCGTCAGACTTGGCTGTGCCGATGCGGATGTAGGTGACACCCTTGTGCTTGAAGGGGAGAGGCTCAACCTCGCCCTCCTCAGGCTCTGCTACAATTGGGGACTGAACAGAGCCACCGCCACCGACCATCAGGGGTGTAGCGTTAGCGGTGGTAGCAGCAGCAACAGGAGCGGCTGCAGGCTCAGCCTTCTTGGTCACCTTCTTAGGACCCTTCTTGACCTGCACGGTCGCTTGCACTGGTGCAGCAGCAGTCTCAGCAGCCTGCTGCGCCTCCACTGCAGCCATGGTGAAGGGAGCATTAGCCTCTGCAGCAGCAAGCTGGAGCTCCTTAGCGGCCTTCTTCTCAGCCAGCTTTGCCTCGCGGCCAGCCTTCATCTTGGCCAGATGCTCAGGGCTGAGCACCTTCTTGGGCTTCACTGTGGTTGTGCCGCCTGCAGCCTCGCCTTGAGACTCGGAATTGGAGTTATCTGCATCCGCAGCCTCCGCAGCCTCTGCATCAGTTATCTTAGGGTGCTGCAGAGCCCAGGCAGCCTTAAATGCCTCGTACTCGTCCTTGTGCTCCTTGATGTAGGTAGACATCCAAGTCAGGTGGGCGCCCTTCTGCTCCTTGTGCTCGTCCTTGAACATCTCGTACTCACCCTTGTGCTCCTCGCAGATCTTCTTGCAGAAGTCACCGCGGGCATTTGGCTTGCCCTTGTTGGCGTGAGTCTTGCGGACCTTAGTCTTGACAGGGACCACAGAGGAATCACTGCCAGTACGCCTACAGATCTCCAACCTTGACTTGTCAATGATGCTGAGGATATCTGCCGTGGAGATGTTGGTGTAATCAATAAGAGTGCTGGACATTTTTGAGACTATTCAAGTGGTCAACCGGGTACTGACTATATGGTCAGTTTGGTCATTCAATTTTTTTTCAGCCAATTCCCAAGCTTGAAGAGAGAGATAAAATTCAGATATAGGTTGCTCTTTTCTAAGAGGTTGGATGGATTCGTCTACTAAAGGCTCTATAGGTTGGATGTCTCCCTTCTGGGTGAGGTAGGCAACAACAGAAGCTTGACCAGATAAGATGTCTGTAGAAGTCCCACATGTGCTGATGATTTATTTATCAGAGATGTTCAACTTTTGAATTGAGTATTAATTCATGCTCCTAATTAGGATGACATCAAGAAACTATTGCATTATTGATTTTAGAGAGCCTATAAGCTCTATACATCCCGGTCGTCTCAGTGCTGCGTTTGCTGCTACTCCCGTGAAAAAAATGATGTACGCCGCTGGAGATGGTTTCGGTGGATACACTTCACGGGCCAGTAGGACCCAGATGTCAAATATTGAATTCTTTTATAAGACAGGATTCAATATTTTTTGTTATCTTGGTAGTGCTCCGTCACAGGATGCACCTAATATGGAATATCTGACTAGAAATAATCTACCAATCTGTGTATGTATTGTGGTAGAAGATGATCAGACAAACTATCAGTATTTGCGGGCTCTGTTTCCGCCAAATTCTCTTGATATGATGGATACGGATGACCATAGATGGCATGTAGATTCACGTACGGCCTTTCATCTGCTCAAACCCGGTGGTCTCTGTGTGCGTGTAACAAAAAATGCTATAGTGGGACATGTTGCTGGAAGCTACAGATCAGCCAGTCCGCCAGACTGGGGTTGGGGAGAGCCGAATTTTTCTACTGAGAGGACTATGACAGATGATGATTTTGTTCCAATAGAGGCCTATAATTTTATACGGTTGCCGGTTCAGTCTTATACGGAGCATACAGGGTTACTAGATGATATTTCTGTACGTAGCGGTCTGGAAATGCAGATTAGTAATGTGGAGGCGGTGAGAGGACAGGGGAGTGCGAGAAATAATAGCAGGCCCAATAGGCGGTTTGCCACCAGAGGGGGGCGTAAGAGACGTAGAAAGAGTCGTAGGTATCGTCGCTCAGATTGACTTTAGCTTCTTGGGCTTTGCCTCATCCTGCTGCTCAGGCTTCTTGACAGGAGGGGTCACCACGGGCTCTGGCTCAGGCACTGGCTCTGGCGCTGCAGCAGGCTGAGGCGCTGCAGCCTTCTTGGCCTTCCTCTCGGCCACCTTGGCGTCGTGGATGGCCCTCTCCTCTGCCGTCATGTCAGCCAGCTTCTTGGGGCCACGCTTCTTCTGTGGCTGTAGCTCCGCTTGTGGCTCTGCCTGTGCTTGTGGCTGTGGCTCTGCCTGTGGCTGCAGTGGCTGTGGCTCTGCCTGTGCTTGTGCTTGTGCCCTAGGAGCATGCAGCACAGGATCATGGTGAACCGTCTCAGACTGGGCATGAGCCACGCAGATGCTGAGGCCGTGGTCAGGAATGCCACCAAACCTCGCCACCAATGCCTTAGCTGTCTGAATGTGCTGAGTAGATGCCGGTGAAAGTGGATTCTTCATGGCCTTAGTCAGATGCTCAGACATGAGCTGGGCAATGGCGACTCCCTCCTTCAGAATGGCCATGAAGGCATCAATCTCTGCAGAGTTCTCAGCAGCGAATTGGGCCTTCTTTGCCTTGGCTGCCTCACGTCCTGCCTTCATCTTGGCCAGGTGCTCAGGGCTCAGGGTCTTCTTTGCAGTGTTCATCTCAGTAGTGGACATTCTATTGAGGTGAACCGGGTACTGATCATAGGGGCTGCAGTAAAAATCAATTTTTTCAAAGGTAATTTCCAGCTCTTAGACTCATCAAAGACATATCACTCTGTATACCAGTACAGGCCCTCTTTGATATACTTATGACGAACCTTCTTCTTCCTCATCATCGTATAGAGCCTGGAATTGATGATGTGCTTGTTGATGTAGCGCCTATCAGTCTCTAAGCCAGCTGACTCTGAGATGATAGAGGATAGGTCCTGAGCACAGAGACCCTCCATGGGATTTGAGCCCAGGTAAGCAAGAATCTTCTCGTCGAGGTCCTCAATCTTTGCTCTCAAGCTGTGATCTGATCTCTTGACAGTCAGAGCTGGATTCTGCTCAGATGTAGCCAGCTCTGAATCTATAGTCGAACAGCTCACGGGAGATAGGCTCAAAGAAGTTAGAGGAAGTCGGATAAGAGATGGAACTGAAGGCGTAAGCGGGGCTGCTGCAAGCGGAGTTGCTGTAAGCGGAGCTACAGGCGAAGCTACAGGTGGAGTAGTTGCAGCGGCAATCTGATCTCGAAGAGCCTTAGTCCTGCTGAGAACCTTGTAAAGGAAGAATCCCAACATCACGCTCATCGCTACGTACATCATCTTAAGGCTCTCCATTGTGTGAAGAGCTAGTAATTACCTTACCTGGCGGGCTGGGCTCAATTTTGCCTAACGTAAAAAAATATATATGTAATACTGTATAATTAGATTATCAGAAGCTCTATCTTAGTTTTTATGCACTGCTACCACCCATCAGCCTAATTGCCGGCTTGTTAGAGCCGTACATGGACCTGTAGGACTTGAGGGAGTTCTCCTTCTTGGTAGTACCCGTGTCAAAGCGCACTGCCACACCCAGAACACCATCCTTATAGCAGATCACCCTCTGATCCTTGTCCAGACCATCAGCACCCACTGCCGTGTGCCCCCAGGTCTCCTGTGTGGCAACATCCCTGTCAAAGTCCAGCACACGCCAGGGATCCCTGCCCTTCCTGCTGGCCATGTAGCCCTTACGTTGACCATCAACAAGACCCTTAGACAGGGACAGAGGGAAGGGGTTCTTGAAGGAGCGTGTCATGGAACGCCCAAGCTGCAGCCTACTAGTAAAGGTATCCCAGGTCTCTGGGGTGACCGCGTGGAACTGGGTCTCGTACACCGGCATGTCCCTGATCGTGCCAGCCACGCGGGCTGAGAGGCTGATGTCTGCGTAGCACTCAAGCTCCTGAAGTGCCTTGTCCCTGGTCCTGGCGTCCACCGGCTCAGGCCACTTCTCATGCGCACGCTTGGTAGCCACGCTGCGGACCATGAAGAGCTCCTGGCCACCGTGCTGTCCAAGAGCAGTTCTAGTATCCACCTTCCTGGACTCCCAGAGGTTAGTGCAGTAGGTGGCGTAATTAATGCGGCCTGCAGAGAGGAGTAGGGTCTTCTCATGGCAGTAGACGCGGATGCGCTGGAACTCGCCGTCCTTCTTCTCCTCCGTGGCGTACTTCTGCTCATAGTGGTTGACACGCTCCACGGCCTGAGAGATGGTGCTGAAGCGTGCCACATTGCGGAAGTC